TTTTTTCAAAAAAGGACATTTTTAAAATGTCCAAAAACGAAAAGTCCCTTTAGAATTTGAAAAGTTTTTTTTTGAAAAAGTGATTTTCCTTGGAAATGCTGTGAAAAGTGGATGAGTGAAAAACGATTTGTGACGATAAGAATTTATGAATTAAATTAGAAAAGGTTTAGGAAGTTGTTGTCTAACTATATTATATAGTGACGCCATGGATTACAAAAATGCCGAAAAAACTGCCGACAAATATGTATGTAAATTGTGTGACTTTAAATGCTCAAAAAATAGTAACTGGGAAAAACATTTACTCACTCGGAAGCATCAAAAAATGCAATTGGCACCAACAAATTTAATATGTGAAAAATGTGATTTTAAATGCTATAAACAAAGTAATTGGGATAAACATCTTCTTACTAGTAAGCATCAACTTAATTACCCGAATGGGATAAAAAATGCTGAAAAAATGCCATCAAAATATAACTGCATATGTGGTAAGGAATATACCCATCGGCAGGGTTTATATACACATAAGAAAACGTGTGCGTTTATACATACTCTTGAACCATCTAACAACATCATTATCCAGCAAGCTCCTGCTGAAGATGTGAAAAATTTAACAACACTAGTTATGGAGTTGATGAAGAGCAATAACGAATTACAAAAACAGATGATAGACGTGTGTAAAAACAACAGCATCAACACTATAAACAGTAACAATAATAACAACAACAAAACATTTAATCTCCAATTCTTCTTAAACGAGCAATGCAAGGACGCCATGAATATCACTGACTTTGCCAACTCCTTTGACCTCCAGCTGTCCGATTTAGAAACGGTTGGTGAACTCGGTTATGTGAATGGCATAACCAAAATTATGGTGGATAAACTGAATAGCATGGATATTTATAAAAGACCCATCCACTGCAGTGACGCCAAGCGTGAAATTATTTACGTGAAGGACGAAAACGTCTGGACGAAGGAAGAAAAAGACAATCCGAAGCTCCGACAGGCAATTAAAAGTGTCTCGTTTAGAAATATGAAACTCGTTTACAATTGGAGTAATGCCTACCCCGAAAGCAAGGACAATCAATCGCGTCTGAATGACAAGTATATGAAATTGGTTATTCAATCCACCGGCGGGAATAATCCTATCCTAGAAAGCGAGAATAAAATCATTCGCCGGATTGCCAAAGAAATCGTCATTGGGAAAAATAATTTCTAATAAGAATATAAAAATGACTGATATTGATGAGAGAACAGTCATGTTTACTATTGCCCGGATGAATCCCCCTACTAGCGGTCATATTAAATTGATTCAATTAATGATGGAAGCTGCAAGTAATTTATCCATGAACGACCCGGGTCATAAACAAATATATCTGATTTTATCGCATTCACAAGATAACGTTAAAAATCCTTTGACTTGTAAACGGAAGAGAGAATTATTAAATACTCAAGGTATGATTCAAAAAATTAAAACGGATGTTCCAGTATTAAGTGATATAACGGTCAATATTTTTTGTATGGATGATACCGCGCCAGAAAGTTGTGGTAAACATCCAATATTGAAACAGGTGTGCCATATTATATTGCTAGAACAACCAAATAGAATGAAATTATTTATAGGCGAAGATCGTGCTGATAGTTATAGTTTTGTTCAAGATAGTATTGCTAAATACAATCCACCTATTTATTTAGAAATTGTTGTGTTACCCCGACCGGAAGGAGCAATGTCAGCTACATTTATGCGAGGGTTAGTGAGTGATGGTAAAAAAGAAGAGTTTATACAAGCGTCTATTGATAATGGGTTATCTGATGAAAATGCCAATGATTTATTTGATGAATTAGATTATGTTATGAAAATACCTTCTACTGCAAAACGACGTAAAGCTAAAGGCGGAAAGAGAACGAGACGCCATCGCCGTAATAGTAAACGTCGTAATACTAAACGTCGTAGCCGTAGCCGTAGTCGTAGCCGTAGTGGTAAACGTCGTAATACTAAAAAAAAAATAAGTAATACAAAAATAAGTAATATCAAAATATAATATACAATATTTAGTATATATAAAATTATATATTATAAATATAAGGTATGAGCTCTGAAAAAACACCTATAGATAAAATAAGTATACAATTAGGGGATATTATAGAGATTGTCGCCCCCGGAGATCCGGCCTTAGACCATCATACCTTTTATATTAAATTTCTAGATAAAACCAAGATTGTTTTAGTAACGAGTTCAGGCTTAGAACAAAGTTTGTCCCTAGATGAATCTGGAAAATTAGATAATGAATCTATTACTACGATTAATATCTTAAGTCGGGAGGCATCGTCCAGTTACGCACTACAAAATGATTTAGTACCGGGCAAGTGGATTGACATCTATTTTGGTGGTGATGTGCCGACCATTATTACAGGAGAAATTACAAATTTAGAAGAAGATATGATTGAAATTATGACCTACCCAGAAAAAGAATTCATTTTCCTGGATTTCGCATACAAGGGTATCCCGGAGGATATACCGATAATTAAGATAAATTTACGGAAAAAACCGACAAGCACTGGTACAACTATTAGTGACGCGGAGCCAAGTGAAGCAGTCAGTGAAGCAGTCAGTGAAGCGGGTCCTCAGCGCGAATCCATCAAAGTCACGTCTTTTGAACCCGAAGAACTGGCCGAAGAGCTACCAGAAGTAGAGAGTATTTCCACCAAACAAATAGAAGCTCATATTCGGGAAATGTTTATCAGTGCGGATCAAATACAATTTGGCACGGACGAGGAGATATTAACGCAAACAGTAGATTTACCTGAAACCGAACAACGGTATAGTTTAGAAAAACAAACCGGAGATTTATTAGATGAACTTCTCTCTACGATTCCTAATATAAAGCGCACCGATACCGTTCTCAACAACATTCATACTATGATTGAACGATTTAAACAGTTACGGCGCAAATTTTCCATTTTTGACAAGGACGGTAATTTAGTAAAAGCCCGAGTCCACGGCGAAAACTATAAACCCCTCATTGCAACATTGCAAACCTTTCAGCAGAAACTGTATTGGCTCTTACCCGTCGTAAAAAATCGTAAAAAAATCTACGATTACGATGACGCTGGTGAAGATATTGGTGATTATGCCGACCTGCTTTCCCTCACCTTGGCCGACGTCCGTAAAGAAGAAGACGCCATCCTGGACCAATATAAAGCCGGTAATGTACCAGAACAAGATAACAAATACGCCTATTTGTTAAAATCCTTTAATCCATATCTCACGCCTTTTGCGAATGATTTTACCGGAGATAGTGAAGATGATGCCCCCTTAGCGACTATTAAAGTGAACACGAATATTGCGGCCATCGTAGATAATTTGGGGGATTTTTTCTCTTCAGTATTGGCGGCTGGCAAAGAGGCAATGGATATAAAACGGCGTCGTTTCGTTATACAAGAATACAACTTAGGTGTCAGTGGTTTAGAGGTGAAGAAATTTAAAGGCAGCGAAATGGCAATTATACAAAAAAAAATAACTGAAAATGACACGATGGTTTTGAAATCGCTCTTATTCTTGCCAGAAGTGACTGTACGTTTCGCCCGTATTAATCTACCGTATACCAATATTTTACTGAAAGCCAATTTAAATGAGCATTTTTTGAATTATTGGCAACTGCTACAAAATAAAACGGATGTTAAGACCACATTTCTTGATAGATTGGATGAACCGGTTGATTATACTAAAACCGGCTTTTTAAAACACGTTACTGAAATGGCATTAGATAACACGGCTAGAGGAGATATTGGCTCAGGTCAAGTATATGAAAAATACTTGGATTCAGTCGTTCCAAATACCAATTTTCTCTTTAATTTAATTAAGCCTTATGTTGAGGATAACCTCAGTGTTCACGATATTTTGGCGTATTTGGAACCGTTTATGATTTATCATGAAGATGTAGCTTTTGCCCAATACCAAGAAATGACAGCCTATATTAGTAAAAAGATATCTGAATTCAAGAAGAATTATTTACTAAAAGTTCGGGAGTATGTCACAATAAAAACCACTATTGTTAATTTAAAACCTAAATTGGCTAATATATTTGATACTCAGCAGGCATTGAAAGAGAATGTGCTCTTGGCATATGGGTTTACCGAGACTAGTTTAACGAATCTGACGAGTGCTGAATTTCTCAAAAACGTTACAGATATGGATTGTGGGCGACTGTATAATACAGCCATAGCCTTATTGGGGTCTAACTTAATGATTGCCAACGGTTTGAAAGACTTAAATGAAGTGGACAAGTATATAAAGAAAACAAACTCAAAGAGTGCAGCAAGCACAGCAAGCACAGCAAGCACAGCAAGCACAGCAGGAAATAGATGCAACACCTATACAGAGATTTCCAAAAGGTATATTGCCTTGGATGAATTACAAGCAGATAATAATACTGAGCTGTTTTTTGACAAGAAATATGACAAAACACACTATGAATTGCTAGTGGAGTATAAGAAACCTGACCCGGCCATGTCCAAAGATGCATATATTGGGTTCTTGATTAATAATTTAATGAGCAAAGTAGGGTTAGTTGAACCCTTGGCCAGACGCGAAGCCGAAGCGATGTTAGCAGGAAAACGGCTCGTTGAAGATGGCGATTATGCGATATTAGAAGTTGTAGACTTTGGTGCAGGACTTCAGCAAAGTACAGGTACAAGTACAGGTACAAGTACAGATATGGCCATACAATATTACCGGAGAGAAAATAACGTCTGGGTTCACGACGAAACCATTTCCAGCGATGTATTTGAAGATAAATTGAAAATGATTTGTAACCTGGATGAAAAATGTATTGATATAAAAGGTCAATGTGACCCACTTGAAGCGGGAGGTAACGTGTTGAAAGACGCCAACTTGAAACTCGTCCTTAAAGAATTTGACGAGCAATTAAACGTAAATAAAGCAGTAGTTCTTAAAAATATCAACGACGATTTACAAGACGCCACCAAACGGTTACAGATTATCTTGGATTTACATCACATACACACCTATAAATACAATTATAAACACTACAACTTGGGGATGACCTTGGAAGAAACAGACGAAGTTCGGTCACCGTATATTAAATTACGCGATATAATTTTGGGACAAGCGGATTACGTGAAACGCCAGCAAGATATTCTGAAATTTGTGAACCTGTTTTGTCGGGAGCCGTTGGAACAAGAAGACCAGTTCTGGTTGTATTGTGTCAAAACCAATACACAATTGTTGCCGACGTTTATCTTTACACTTGCCCAGGCGTTTGTGAATGATAAGGATTTCATCTATACGGTTGAACAGATTTGTAAAGAACAGGGTAAGATAAGTGACGACGGTGATTCATGGGTAGATAAACACAGTGGTTATATTATCCGGAAGATATTCTTCAGCACGGATGAAGAATATACGGAAGAAGGCTATAAAAACATCAGCCGGGCCGTACTGGAAGCCGACTTAGGCGAGTCTATTCTGCAACAAGATAAAGCCCAACGGAAATTTGAGGACCCCGAGTCTGAAAAAATCGCTAGTATCGTAAATACTATGACGAAATTCATGGGTATTAATATAGATGCGTACCTGGAATTTATTATACGCAATGTGAAAAATCTCCAAGAAACGAAGATGCCGTCGGAGACTGCGTATAATAATATGTTGGCGAAAGCCGCAGCTCAAGGCAAGAAGAACCAGGACGATTATAAAACAACTTATTACCAGTTTTTAATTTTTTCCACGCTGTCTTATTTGTTTGTCGCAATTCAAGCCTCTATTCCGATAATTATGACTAGGAAAACGCACCCCGGCTGTGTTAAATCGTTCACTGGGTTTCCATTAGGAGGCACCGAAGACCTCACGGGTCTCACCTACATGGCTTGTATTGTCAATAAAATCAAAAGCCCCATTGAACACTGGAAAGCTCTGCAAAAGTTGAATGCCAGCACAATCACCAAACGCTTAGAAGCCCAAATCACGAGATTTCTATTGCCGACGGAAGAAGTACAGGAAATCATCAAGGTAAAACAGCAGTATTTGCTTTTGAACCCGGAAGAAGTCATCCCAGTGGAACACCAAATCGCCAATATGCGGCACTTTTTACCACCTCTAGGTCCCCTAAGGTTACCGACAATTCAACCAGTTACCGAAGGTTTCAATAAAGCGTTACTAGACGCTCTGCGGAAAGGGTCGCTAAAGCAAACAGAAATGATGAATGTCATGCGGGGGAAAATGATTCAGTATGGAATTGGTATCATTGAATTGATTCAAAAGACAGTGCTCAAAAAGACCGCCATTATGACGAATAATGGGGGCGTGCCCTTCTTAGAAAATGCGTGTTGTCAGGGCACGGGAAAACAAGGGACGTTGGCATATTTTATAGAAGCCCAACCGGATATTGCTGTATATAATACTCATGTGACAGAATTAGCCGATACCCTCCACGACCTAATACGGATGGCCAAAGCGGGGTTGTATTTTGACCCCCGGGATACCAAAAACGTCATCCCCCCTTTACCGACCGAATTTTCAGAAGACACCATTTACAAGGCCTTTATTGTCTTTTGTAAATACGGGAGTAACTTACCAATTACTCCTGAAATGAAAGCAATATGTATGAATAAACCGGAGAATTTCAATGATCAAATGAGTTTAAACGAACAAATCCGGAAATTGAAAGGCGATGGACGTAATTATTCCAATGCAACCCTGCAAAAACTCTTGTTACTCGTGAACCGGAGCAATATTGTCAATACAAGCCGACAAAACGTTTTACCAAATACCAAACAAGCGTTAGAGGACCTACTGAGTTCATTAGAATATAGACAAGTAGAAAATATCCCCGCGGCGTTTCTAGATAAATTACGGAAAGTCTTGTCATCTTACGAAATAAACGGTTTAACTGAAGACACTGCAGACATGCGAGCCTTGCAGAATTATTTGGCCACTGTGAATGAGTTAATGATGCAAAACCTCTTGGAATTTGTCAAGAAAACAGGGGTAATTTCAGATAGCGAATTTGCGTTTTTCAAAGAGTGTCTAGTAAACATTAGTGAATTTCAAGATACAGGTGATAATCATATATTAGATAGCCAAGATGAAACCGTTTTTAAAATGATGAATTTTATTAAAAATTCGCTCCGATGTTTGACCCGTGAATTTCCAAATATTATTTTGAATAAAGTAGACAATGGTTCTGTAGTTCTGCCAAAACATTGGGGTTTATCCACAAGACATATAATGGACGTAAATATTATCATTGAAAACCATTACGTGTCGCTGAATGAGTTTTACGAGGACAATGATATTCAGACCATTTTACAAAAATACGTACAACTCACCCGGGATACTGAGACACTGGCGAAACTCACAGAATACTACGCCCCGTTGCAACTTGGACCGGATAAATACATTTACTCCACCATGGAACGTCGGTTAGTCATCCGTTTATTTAAATTCTATTTTTATAGCACCTTGACGGATTTAATGGAGTTGAAAGATGATGACGACGTGTTAATTCGGCGGCGGACGAAAAAGTCAACTAACGCCGACGAGGAGTTGGGTGAGAGTGAATTAACCACACCCTATAATGCGTTCGCCGCACAAAATGGCGACCTCTTAGAATTAGAAATTATCCAAGGCGAACAAAAAGAAGTCGGAGAGAAAGTGGCGAAATTACTGAATGCCTTTGTCGGGATTATCTGTAATGATAAGAAGGTGGTTAATTATAATTACAAGAGTATGTTGGACCGAGTATTGCGTTCCCGAGAGAAAGAGAAGGATGACATTACTTCCCGATTAAAACATATGACGGATGAAGAACGGGAGGTGGAAACAATTTTTAAGAATCAGCAATTAGAACGCTGGAATAAAGGGTTGCAAAAAGGCCTGGTAAGTTACCAGAAAGGCACCTACGATGAGGAACGGGAAGCCATGGAAAAACAGATGGTTATGGATGCACGTTTAAATAAAAATAAGGATGTCTCGGATATGAATCGGGAGATGTACCGGTTTGATATGTTGGCCGAAGACCAGGACGCAGCGGCAATTGAGGATGAAGAAATGCGAATTGATTATATGGGTGAAGACGCGGATTATGAAGAATTTGGATTAGACGGTGATGAAGAGTTTGACTAAGTAATCAAGAGTTTGTTTGTTCATATTACAATCAAAAGAATGATAAATATTTATAATTATAATTATAAATATTTATCATTATAATTATAAATATTTATCATTATATATACACTTAAATAATATGTTTATTATTTGCCGTCCTTATTTTAAATTGAAAAATGCATATGATGAAACATATTTTATAAATGATGCTTTAAATTATCAAGAGGTTAATGATGAAATTATTTCGGAATTAAGAAAACGCTTCCAGGAGCCTGAACGTGAAATAAAACGTTTAGGTGAAACAAATATTTACAAAATAGACACTTTAAAAGATGAAATAATGCGTGGCGTTGATTCTCTTCCAAAAATGTTGAATTATTTTAGAATATTAGCAAAAATAAGAGGCGTACCTATTAAAGTAACGTTTGATAAAGACGTTTCGCCGATTGACTGCAAATTGTATTTTGATTCGTTTAACGATAATGAACCAGCAGAAGGTTTTACTGATGACCACGTAGCAGAATTCGGTAGTGATATTGTAGGCACTGGGCAACATTTAACCGGCATGGATTTACAAGGTTTAATATTAAATAGAACAACCATAATTGGGATGTCATTTGCCGATTCAGACCTTACAGGCTCTTTATTTGAACATTGTAATTTAATGTGTACTGATTTTACTAATACAACATTATCTAATTGTAATTTTAAAGAGTCAGATATACGTGGTTCCCTATTTAATGGTTCTGAAATGAACACTTATGAAAGACAAGGAATATGGACTATGATAATAGATTGTAAAGCAAGTTACTGTGATTTTTCAAATGCTGAAATGCGATATTGTTTTCTTAATGATTCTGAATTTTTAGAATCTAGATTTATTTCAACTACATTAATTGGTGCGGAAATGCAAAGAGCACAATTAATGCTTGCTAACTTAGAATATGCCAATTTAAGAATGGCTAACTTAACTGGTGCAAATTTAGCTGATGTTAAATTAATTAACGCTCGTTTAGAAAACTCTAACTTAGCTGATTCAGATTTAGCCGGTGCGGACTTAACAGATGCAGACTTAACTGGAGCGACATTATCAAGAACATATATTTTTATGTCAAAATTAATTAGAGCAAATCTAACAAATGCTCACTTAAGTAGAGCACAAATAGTAGGGACAGACTTAACAAATGCAAAATTAATAGGTGCAACCCTAACTGATGCTGATTTAACAAGATCTAACTTAACAGGTGCAGATTTAACTGATGCTAATCTTAATGGCACTAACTTATATGAAGCAGTTTTACAAGATACTATATATGGGGAAAATATTAACGAGGCTGTGTATGAAGCAAATCCAGGAGAAGAAGA